CTCGAACTAAAATGGTAAGTTCAGGTTCCACTTCCAATGCTCCAAATTGCTTAATCATGGCCTCACAACTCATTATAAACCAGGAATTCAACTCATAATCCTACTGATGTTTCACCATCCAAGGAAGCCCTTCGCTCAATCGCCTAGATCTTCTAGGAGCGCTACAGACTATAACTCACGTAAGTTCTTTCATGTTTTCTACTAGGTAGCTTTTATATTCAGCATTTGTAAACAACCCTCGCCAGTGCAACAAAGCACCACTGGTCACATGCTATCACCGCTCTTAACGGCGAATTGTGGTAATTTCCACTCCAGCCCTTTCTCGACACAGCTTCTCCATAAGAAACTTGTCAACAAAATCATCAGTCTTTCCCAACACAAAAGATAATTCTTCATATGGAAAATAAAACAAGTGATCAGGATCTGAAATAACACTAAACCACAATTTCGAATTCTCAACATCCAAGAAAACTTTAAAAATCTCTGTTTCAACAAGAATTTTCTTATGAGAATTCTCCTTCTTCAAAATGAGATCCATCAACTTCTCATAATTTTTCGCCTTGTTCACTCCCCCAACATCAAAAATTGGTGACGGTTCTGATAAACCCGCAGGTATTTGTGTAACCACAATCTTCGTTGTGCCTGTTCCAGCACCGAAAAACGAGAGTGTATTATTCCACGTAATTGATGCGCCATCAGAAAATATATCAAAAGGTGCAGCCTGCATTGTATTAACTTGAGTTGCAACAAAAGCAGGTGCTATCAAAAGAGCTGTTGATGACGCTTGAGTACACCCAACCAAAGTTGTAGTATACGCACCAGTAACAGCAGTTGTTGTAGTTGTGCGAGTAAAGAAAAGCACAACCCAAAAACGACCCCTTGATCCAGCTGGGAAAGTCAACGAATTTCCAGTTAATATTGGAGAAAAGGTTGATACTGTTCCCACACTCCAACCACTACCCAACATGGCAGCATCTGTTGATGTTGCCGCAGCAGAATCAGAGTTATACTTATCAATTGTCGTGTTGACAAATCCTTGACTTCGTGGGACATACAATAAAACATCATATGACACCCAAAACTCTCCGATCACAGCATTAGATGCAACATTACCTCCGACGGCCAATGTTGTCTTTCCAATGTCATAATCATTGATTGAAGTATTTGAAGGATTCGCAGCACACCTCACATTTCGTCATGGATCGCGCACTTTTTCTGGAGAGCACTCAACCCACTGCTGAAATGATTTGCTAGGCTTTGCAGCATCAGCAAATTGAGCATTCAAAAGTGATCTTTTGTCAACAAAAGGTGCTGAGCCTGCATCATATTGCGTTGACATGGCAACATAACCTAGTCCAGCTGAGTTGGTGTACTCAGATCCTTCAGAAACAAACTCAAACACCAAACCCAAAAACTGGTACTGTGTATAATTCGCTGCCACTTGATTCAACCAAGGAAATGTCTCTTTCATCCCAGGATTTAACTGAAATTCCAAAGGGACAAAAGAACTCGTCGTCGAAAGAACATCTCCAATATACTCTCGATGCGCAATTCTTGTCACCATTCCATCCTCATGAATACATGGCACATCACTTCTCCCACTCTTCAACTCGCGAACAAGCGAACCCCCGTGCTTTCCATTTGTAGCTCCCGCTAAAATCGAATTCGCTTCCGGTTCCGGACTTGTTGCAAGCCGATCTTCA